CTACGACTTCTGCGGAGTCAGCCCGTCATACTCCCGCTCGCACTGCTGCCCGGCTATTCGGGCGCGGTCATAAGCTTGCGCCAACTCTCCCGCTCGTTCATCAGCCCGTGCGAGCAGGTCGGAGAGCACCATGGCGGCGCGGGTGGCTGTCTCGCCTCTGGCGACAGCGGCGGTATCCGTGCCGGGGCAACTGACGGAGGCAGCGAGCTGGGCGGCGTCACTGCGCAGCCGCTGGCCAGCAGCATCGGCGTCAGTAGCGCCAGCATCAGCAATCGTTCTTTCTTCATGTCCTTTTACCCTCGCCTCTTGTTGCGCCGCGGCGCGGCGCTGCTCTTCTGTTCTGGCCTGAGCCATCGCCAACCGATTACGTTCGGAAATCTCGACCCGGTAAGCCCGAAACTCGTCTCGAGCAGCTGTAGTGGCATCTCTCTGCTCCTGAATGCGGTGTTGTTGCACCGAAAAAACCATAACGAGGGCGATCATCCACCAGCACCAGACCGGTACCGCTCTGAGCCAGATCATGCCAGCACCCCACCAAGCTCAACCCAGCGCCCGAGCAGCTTGTCCAGGCGGTGCGGGTTCTGTCCGTAGTTGTTGCCTGGCAGCGATGCCCAGATGTTCGAGCACTTGGCGATCGCCTGCTCGATGCGGCCCGCCTTGATGTCGTCCAGGGCCTTGCGCTCGCGGATCTGCTGCAGCGCGATTCGGTCCTGGTTCTCCGGCGTGAAACCGCCCGCCAGGCGAAGGCTGACCCGGTATGCATCCCAGTAACGCTCGAGCAACTGGTATCGACCGGCAGCCGTGCTGGTCACAGGCTTGCCGTTGATGGGGAAGGTCAACTTGCGCCTCGGGTGGTCTGCATAGCCTTGGAACAGGCCGCCGCCGTACAGCACGTTGTAACCGTCGTCGCTCGCCCTGACGGTCGAGGTGCCTTCAGAGAAAGCGATCAGGTCCAGAAACCGGAGCACGTTCGCGCCTCCGGCCTGGGATTCGGTGATTTTTGGCATATGCGATTTTCCGATGATCAAGAACCTCCCAAAATGACTTGAGAAAGTCCGAGCGATGAATGAGAAAGGGGAAACGGCTAACCCCTTTCCTCAACAAGCGACCAGTTATGACCTGGAATACTCGTGTCGGCTGAAACTGGGTCTGGTGATTCCATGCCAAACTCCTGCCTTAACGAGTTTTTTCCGAACGCTTCAACCCAGTACAGATTACCGAATAGATCGCTCACAACAGCGCCAGCCCAAGCTGGAGATTCTTCCCAATAAATCGTGGCGGCGGCAAAAACTGAGTGCAACACCTGACCTTTCCGGTACGGTGCTGCCCCTATGTCTTATACCGAACTCAGCGTTGAAGAGCGCGCCACCATTCAAATCGGTCGTACCCAAGGCTTCAGCCTGCGCAGGATTGCCTGCTTGATCAACCGATCCCCTTCGACCATCAGCCGTGAGCTGCGCCGTAACCGAGGTGCTTGCGGTGGCTACTCGGCCCGTCTGGCTCAGCAGCAAATGCAGGCCCGCCGCCAGGTTTGTCGACCGATGCGAAAACTGTTGCCGGGTAGCGAGCGCTTCGAACTGGTGACCCATATGCTGCGTGAGCGTTTGTCTCCCGAGCAGATTGCCGGCAAGCTGCGCAGCATGAACATACCCAACCTGCGAGATGCCTACGTCTGTCGCGAGACGATCTACAACGCGATCTATGCCCTGCCAGTGGGTGAGCTGCGTAAGGAGCTGATCATCTGTCTGCGCCAAGGCAAGACGACGCGCCGGCCGCGCTCTGGTGGCGTGGATCGGCGCGGCCAGATCCCCGAGATGGTCAGTATTCATGTGCGCCCGCCGGAGATTGAAGACAGGCTGATGCCGGGGCATTGGGAAGGCGACCTCATCAAGGGTAAGGCCAACGCCTCGTCCGTCGGTACGCTGGTGGAACGCACCAGTGGCTACCTGATGTTGGTGAAGATGAACGACGCAACGGCGACTTCGGCGCTGGAAGGCTTCAGCGCCGCGCTCAATAGCATGCCGCTGGAGATGCGCAAGAGCATGACTTACGACCAGGGCCGGGAGATGGCGCGACACGCCGAGATCACCCAAAGAACCGGCGTGGCGATCTACTTCTGCGACCCGCACAGCCCCTGGCAGCGCGGCAGCAACGAAAACATCAACGGCCTGATTCGCCAGTACTTGCCCAAGGGCACAGACCTGTCGGTACATAGCCAGGAGGAGCTGGACGCCATTGCGCTGCAACTGAACATGCGACCGCGCAAGCGCTTCGACTTCAAATGCCCCATCGAGGTGATGGGAGAGGTCATGCAAAATGCCATGGCAATGCGGCATGATGCTCCGGTTTCAATTCAATAACCGTGTTGCACTCAGCTCCTGCAACCGCCCGTCATAAGGAATTCCTAGCATTATCTAATGTGGCAAATGAGCGTTGCAGCTCCACTCGATGGCAAAGAACTCCACCGGTAAGCAACGGTCACATCTGTTGCAGACACCGCAGATACCCCGAGATCTAAAAGCGCATTAGGAAGGGCTCCAGGGAATCGTTTGCCGAGCGTCACCTGAAGCTGTGCAGGCTGGTATAGGAAGTTGTGCGGTACAACCATAGTCCCTGAAACCGGCGATGTAGGGATTTCCTGCTCAATGTAGTCCTCTGTCGATTTTCCGTTAATCGACGAGCCGTCCAGCGCCATGATCGTCCATACGACCGCTCGGTTTACGGCCGCCATTGGGGTTCCGGTGAACTTTGTGTAACCGGCCGTGCCGGAGCCAAGCAGGCGGACGTTCTCGGATGCCGCCACACCAACAGCATTGAACAGCGTGCAGGTCGTGGCGAGAGTTTGTGCAGTGATATCGATAGAGTTGTTGAAACATGCACTTCCAGCTGTCGTATCGCGGGTCAGGACCGTACCTTGCGACACCTCAGTGCAGGTGCCTCGGATGTTATTGCTGTTGCCTGATAGATAAACGACGTTTCCGCGTTGGCGTTCACAGGTGAACGAAATGTTGTTGCTATCCCCAGTCACCGACAGAAACGGTGAGAGCAAAGGAAGACCGTCTCCTTGGTTCTGACCCTGGCGGGTAATTGAAAATATTCCGCTAGAGCAGCCGATCTGCACAGCATAGTTACTGTCATTTCCCGAAGGTGCATAGCGAGACGTTTTCAAATGACACTCAAGCACCCATGCTCCGCCCTCGCGAGTCACCATGTCAGGCTTTGGAGATACAGTAGCCCCTGTGTAATCAATGGGCTGCCTACCATTCCCTCGAGCTTCTGCTACGGCTATCAAGCCATGTGTTGCTGCACTAAAGTCGAAACCACCAAGACATGTATCAGTGGCCAAGTGCAATGCGTTTAGGCGACAAACCCCAAGCGTTTTGAAACCCACGCCAAAACTCACTGCATAGATGTGGGCACGAGTGATATCGCAGTGCCCTTCATATACGCCCTGGTTATCAATCACCATCCCATTCACTTGGTCGGACGGGTAAAGCAGGCTCGGAAGGCTACTGGTGGCCGCCCTCGCGGACTTCGGAAGGAGGCCGCAGAGACCGAACCCTACAAAATCAATCGAACTGTCGCCCGGGCCTCGCATCACGAAACCTTCTTGCCCACTGATCCGACCGTCAAGCCATATCCGGCATCCGGCAGTAGAGTTGTCGAACTGAGCGCCAATAGCCTCTTGATAGATCGCGTTCTGCGCGACGTTGAATACCTCCACCCTGAACTCGCATCGCGTCCCGAAGGATTTAATGCCGCAGCCAGAAGTATTGAGTACCGTGTCCGCATCGCGCCAAGAAATCTCGCTCCAGTTAGGACCAAGATCAAGGTGATTCCCCTGGATTGTCCCGCCGATGACGCCGTAGGAGTGGGGCGCGGCATTGATCGGCCCGACTCCGGTGAGCGTGTCGAAGCCGGCTGTTTTGAAGGTATCCACATTTGCGCCGGCACCAGTCACCCAGAAGGTCACGCCGAACCCGCTGCCCATATGAGTGACACCGGTATCCAGCAGAAACGCCTGGGCTTGCGCCTTGAATCGCCCTGGTCCGTACCGCAACTGGCCGCCACCAAGAGCCTTTAGGTAAAGAACTGCATTGCGGATGCCTGTCGAACTGTCCGTTGCGCCAGTTGCATCCACTCCATCCCAGTCCTCCGCATAAACAATGCGCGAAGACCATGTCGCTAGGTCATATGAAAATCCTGCTACTGGGATATTTCGTACCAGTCCAGCCCCACCTGGCCCGCTCAGCTCCTGCCTCAGAGCAGCATCGCCAACGGAGACGAACTTGCTGGACTCGTTTACCCAGTCGCCAGTGGTGGTATACGGAAGATCCGTCGAGGCTGCAGCCCGGTATAGCTCACCGTCTTTGCGAAATACCTGGTTGCGACCCGTGATTTCAATTCCGGCAGCGTAGTCGCCGAGACCCTGGTAGCCGGAGGACAGGAGGAACTGCTGAAAGCGATCTTCCTTGTCAGCCTGGGACGCGGAGAAATAAGCCTCCATGCCAGCCCAGGACTTGCGAGTCTGGCCAAGCCTATCGATCCACGTTTCTGCGGGGGAGTTGGCGGCGAGGTCAAGGTTCCCGGCGTTGTCGTGCAAATCGAACGGACTGCTCGAACCGTCCGGCTCAACTGGGTTTCCGGTGTTGTATCGCATAGTTTCTCCGGGCATGAAAAAGCCCGCACTTGGCGGGCATGCTCGATAGGGTCCGGTCAGGCCGGAAATGTGATTAGCTAATGTCAGCAGTCAACAGTTGGCCGAAATGCTTCAACTCTTCAAAGGCCATCGCTTATTCATGGCGACATCTATAACGTTTGCGTTATCGAGATACTCTGGGGCGACGGCGAACCATTCTTCGTCGTAAAGCGGTCGTTTCCGCAGCTCCAGCTGGGCTGTAAACCGCCAGCAATCCACGCCGACTAGCACTGGCCCGCTATAAATGTCGGCGAACCGGACTACCTGGTCCTCCAGCCCCATCGGCGAACTGAGCCTGCATGCAAACCAGAGCGACCCAGATTTCAGGCTGTACTCAAACCAGGCCTCGAAGTACCTGGCCTGGCGAGCAGTAAATATCCAGCTGACGGAGGCATAGGTAGGCACGCTCCGAAACCTGCGGCGCTGCATAACTCTGCCGCTCGCCATTGTGGTCCTGACAAGGGGACTGACTGGCTCAAACCCGTAGCCATCTCGAAGCGGAGGTGGAAGCTGTGGCGGGTATGGAATCATGGTGTTTCCTAGTTTCAGTCCGGCGCGAAGTTGTCATCGTCGGCGTACACGCGCACGTCGTAGTTCACGGCCTCAACATCGGTCGTGAAGTCCTTCGGAGCGATCGAGCCAATCAGGATTGGATAGCACCACCTCGTGGTTGTGCCGAACAGCAGGTACGGGGGTTCAATATCCCAGCTCAGGTCGGGCTCAAAGTCCAACCCCGGCACCGTCAGCCGCGTGTCATCGACTCGGGTAGCCGGCCATGGACCGCTGAGCGTGCCATCCGGCTTGCGCAGGCCAACAACGTGGTCGGCGCCTTCCTCCCAGGTGAGCGGTTCCGAGCTCTCCAGTAAGGTCAGGCTGTTACCTACCTGGAAGTCGATAAGGACAGAACTCTGGCCGTAACCCGGGATGTCGTCAGCAGCAGCGCAGTAGCTCTTGTAGCGGCTGTTCATCGCCGATAGCTCGGTGGTGAAGCTGTAGCCGTGCCGCTGGTACTTGTAGCGACGGCGTTGCCGGATGCCGATCCTCCAGGCCCGATCCCTGTTGATCACCCCTTGCAACGTGATCTTTTCCGTTTTTGCCCCTGCGTCGCCGGACAGCCGACACTTGACCGTCTCCTTCTGCCAAGTGCTTTCATCGACGTACTCGACATCGACACCGTCGTAGTCGTCTGGCCTCACCGTAGTGAACTTGCGCGTCAGGTTGCCGATGATGTTCTGCGGGGTGTACATGTGCTCGAACACCGATCGCGGCTCGTCACGCACTGGGCGGATCAGGCCACGATCAATGGTCAGCTCTGCAAACCCTGCCATCAGGGCGTTGTTCAGCGCCTCAAGCACGGTTTCCTGTCCGGTCACCGCAAGATCGAAATGATCCCCGCGAGCCTTCCAAATGGCATCAAGCCGGTCAAGCTCTGCCAGATCGAGGTCATCGTCCGTATAGCCAATTGTGCGCGCCACGTGAGCCACCCACGGAACAATGTCCCGCGTGGGCGTTTCCACTGCCCAGGCTCCGCCACTGCGCACCGGCAGCACCCGGGTAGGCCGGACAGAAACCATGGTCTCGGACTGAGCCGAAAGGCGGTTACTGCCCTTGACGTAGACCACCATGACCGTGACGCCTTCGTACCGGCGCGGTACGCGCTCGATGCGCCCGCGCAGACCGTACCACTGCACCCGGTCCTGCTTGTTCGATGTCGTCGACTCCTCGCCAATCCGGCGCACGCGCACCTCCGGCCGCATGGCTGCCGGGATGGATATCTTCCGGGTAAAACCCATCTGATCGGGCGACATGGCGGTGTAGGTCGAAGTGACCGAGGTCCAGGCGCCGGCGGTTGTAATATCGCGGTACTGGATCTCGACCTTGACGCTCACCTGCCGCTGGTTACCGTTCTTTTCGGTATAGCGGATCATCCCCTGCGGGAAGAAGAAGTCGATTTCCAGGCGGCGGGTCACTTCACCTTCCGGCACTACTGCGAATGGGCCGGACCAGTCGCCCTCGGTGGTGGAGCCATCCAGCACAATGTTGGCATCTCTGGTCTGCAGCGCGTCGAAGCCCTCCCAGCCCTCATCTTCGGCGCCCGTGTCCGTCAAGCGTGACAGCGTAATGGCCGATGGCCCGTGGCTTTCGTCTGCCTCGGTGTCGTCGTCATCCTCTTCCGCGTCATCGGACACGGCCGTGATCCTGTAGCGCAGACCGCGATAGCCGATCGAGGCCAGCAGATCCCCCGTTTGCAGACCGATTGAGGGCGCGCCACCATCGTAGGCCAAGGTCATCTTGGCGTACTGCCCATCGATAGCAGCCTCTGACTTCACTCCAGTCACGTACACCGGCGACACGCCGAACACATCCGCGGTCGAGCCGCTCAGGATTAGCCCCACACCGGTGAATGGCGCGGCTTGTTCGGCAATGCGCAGCCGGTCGCCGGAGGCGCTGGCAACCAAGCGGGTACCGGCCAGCGCCGTATTCACAGCAGAGATAAGGCCATCCAGATTAGTGGTCGATGTATTCAAGGTCACCGGGAAGTCACTGGCGCCCCGCGACACCGTAAAGCTCACGGGCGATACATCGAAATTGAAACGGTTCGGCGCAGCACTGCCCGTCACCATGGACGGCGAGCCAGGCACTTCAGGTGTAGGGGGCACCTCCGGGGCGTAGGTGGCCACCACGTACTCACCGGCGTTGGCACCGGCCAGTTCGACCTTCATCCCGACAAACGCCCCCAACATTGGAAGGTGCTTACCGCTGATGACCGTGGCACTTCCGTCCGCCGGCGCGGTGAAGGTGTACGGGTACAGCATCTCTACCCTGGCGATCATCCCGGCATCCCAGCCGAACGGGAACCAGCCGGCGCCCTCCGGAACGGTCAGGACGAAACCGGAAGCGACCACTGAGTTGCCGCTGAACTGCTGCTGCACCGCGATGGTGGTCGTCAGCGTCAGGCCGGCGCTGCCGGTATTGGTCGAGCCCACTTCGGTCGAGCTGTGCCACCACTGCGCTGCGGTTTCGGCAGACAGGTCCTCGCCTGGGCCAAAAATCTTGTAGCTGGCCGTTGAGCCCAGGGAGGCGATGGTGGTGTCACCCACCATGACGTTGCCCGGCAGGACCTGGTACTTGCCCTTGCCGATGCACAGCAAAAGCTCTGTCCACTGCTCGGTTGGCTCGCCGAAGTAGCGATGAGCGGGCACCAGGTAATCGGGATAGCGCTTCGGGGAGCCAGCCAGCTCAGGGATGGCATCGTTCAGCGCGGCCTGGTTGCCCTTCACCGTCGACAGGTTCAGCTCCCGTGAGGTCCGGTTCTGCATGTTCGGCGTGGCCGGCTTCACCGGGTCGAACGGGTTCCCTAGGCCGAACAGCTTGGCCAGCGGGCCAGGCTTGAAGATGGTCTTGAGGGAACTGCCCTTCGGCTCGATGTAGATCGACACCTGGTCATCTGGGCCGATCTCAGCCTCTCCCCATGTCGCAGGAGCGACCAGTTCACCGTTGCGCATGATGCTGATCGGCGGCACCGGACGAGGCTCGTAGCTGCGGACCTTGGCCTTCAGCCAGGCCTCAATGGTCGTGGCCTGCTCCAATGGATGGCGCTCAAGCGCCCCACCCTCAAGTTTGCTCGGAAAGATCTCGATCACGATGGTATTTCACTCTCGGATATGACCGCTCAAAGTCGATCAGGCGCATGTTGGTCACCCCTGCAATGGGGTTGGTCTCAAAGACCCGCAGCTCGCCGTCAATCAGGACAACCACGCCGACATGCATGCACAGGCCGCCATGGATTACGGCAGCAATTGCCCCAGGTACTGGCGGGCCTACCGGCATCAGTTCGGAGTACTTGGCATAAGCCTTGGCAGAGGTGCGCAGGTCCCTGCGGTCGATCGGGCCGAATGCCGGCAGCGGAGGCAGGCCGAGCACTTCCTCACGAATAGCCAGGACCAGGCCCCAGCAGTCGAGGAGGTATCGGCCGCCCACGACCTCGCCCCGCGCACCGTCTTCATACGTCGCGGTGAAATATTTGTCGTACATGGGAATCCAGACTGGGCAAATAGCCAGTAACGCACCATCTATAGGTCGTAGTAGCTTTGCCAAAAAAGGAGTTTTGCAATGACAAGAGAATTTGAAGCTGAGAAAACGGTCGCGGAGTTCATGGCAGAGAAGCGACCAGGGGAGAAAGTAACTATCAAGTTCCAGGGTTCAGCGTCACCCGTCACTGCCCGATTCGAATTCACCGGGGGATGGATCGTCGAGCAGAAGTTGCATCCTGGGATGCCCTTGGAGTTCATCAAGGGGGAAGATCACCACCTCAAGAACCTTACAATCACTATCGAGCCTTACGATGGATTGAAGTGAAGCGTGGGTAGGCATCGCGTTTATTACCCTAACAGTTGTTGCCATGGTTCACCCTCCAGTCAGAGATGTGTCAGCCCTGGGGCAAAGTCTGTGGTGTATCGATCCCTGTTCCACATCATGTTGATCAGGTCGTAGTAGCCCGCCTCGACTTGGACAGTGGGCCCATCCATGGTCCCGCCGAACGAGGTCATGCGGTATGGTCGATCAGCGGGCTCGCCGGGAATGCTGGCAAGGTACTCGCGGTAAACCAGGGTGACCCTGGCCTCGGCGGCAAGTGAGGCGTCCAGCAGCTGTTGGGCCTCACCGGTCACGTTGTCGATCACGAAGGTAAGCGTCTGCGCGCCGGAGTTGTCCTTGGCCGGCAACGCCACATCAATGGACGAGGCCAGGAACGTGACCGTTTTCCCTGCCTCGGTCGTCGCCCGGAAGTCTTCGTAGTCCTGCACCAGGTACAGCGTTTTGTCCCAGGCCGGGCACGAAATCTCCAGAGTTGGGACGATGATGTCCCCACCGGATGCGTAAACGACTTCGAGGGCCGTCATTTCGGGACCCTCCTAGTTCCGTAGGTCCCCTCAACCGCCTTCGAATACCGGCCATTCCGGCCGAGGCTAGAGTTAAAGTCCGCCGCCACAGCATCAAGAATCAGCGTCATAGTGGCGCCGTCCATCTGCATCCGTGCAGTTGCAGGCTGACCGTTGTTGATGATCTTCACATCACGCACACCGCCTCCCCCACCGCTGTTCTTCGCAACATCATCCAACGTTCGGTCGAGCTTGGCGCTGGTCTCGGCAGTGGTTACCCGCTCACCCTTCTTCAGGTTCCAGGTGCCGTCAGCCGGCACGTAATCGATGCCGTCGTGCGCCTGGCCGTCGAGGGAAGCGCCCACGGCAGTCATCAGCACGCCAGCGGCGCCGGCGGCTGCGATCGCCGCACCAGGCGCAATGGCTGGACCCACGAAGGGAACACCGATCATGGAGACGAAGGCGTTCAGCGCAGCCATGGCAACCTGCGCGGCGGCAAAGGACAGCAGCGCATGGCCCATGGATTGAATGAACGTTGAAGCGAAACCCTTGATATCGAGCTTGCCGGTCTCGGCCCACTCGGTAACAGCATCTGTCAGGTTGGCCAGGGTATCGGCGCCAACCTGCTGCATGCTGCCATAAAGGTCCATCGCGGCTTCAGCCTGGGTGGCAAAGCCGCTGAGGAAGCCGGCCGTGCCGTTGAGCTGAAGTTTGTCGATGTCCTCGTAGTACTTCTCCTGCATGGCCTTGCGGTCATTCAAGGCCTTGTTGAGGATGTCCGTTTCTCGCTTGAAGACGGAATCGGACACATCGCCGGCCTCATGCCGTTGCCGGAGGTCCTCCAACTGATCCTGGTAGTCCTGCTCGATCGCCAGCAGATCCAGGGCGCGCTGCTTCACCTCATCGCTGCTGTAGGCGTTTAATAGCGGCGCGGCCAACGCACGCTTGTCGATGTCGAGTTGCCGCTTCACGCTCGCATCGAATCCGGCGACCGCCTTGTCATCTTCCTTGGCCTGCTTCAGCTTTTTCAGTTGATCGAGCTCGGCAGCCAGGCCCTTCAGGCGCTCCTGCTGCTTGGCGCTCAGCCCCGTGAGATTTCCCGACTCCAGTTCGAACTGGAGCTTGGCGACCTCAGTGGCCTCCTTGCGCTTGTCGGTCTCGGTGTTGATGAGCGCGATCTGACGCTTGTAGCCCTCTTCGGCTGTGTCGAACTGGCCCTGCAGCTTTTTGGCGGCGGCTTCGGCTGCTTTCGCGGCCTCTTGCTGGTCCGGAGTGGTCGGAGTGAAAGTACCTGGCGGAGGCGGAGTGATAGTGCCTAGCTCAGCAGCTGCCTCTCTTGCCCTTTTTACATAGTCACGGATCACATCACCAGACCAAGGCTTATTATAAGCCTCAGCTACTTCCGACATTACGCTGCTTGCGGTTCTCGAGTGATCTATAGCGTACGCAGTCAGCCTGTCGGCGTTTTCCTTGAAGTCTTTTGACATATCGCCAAAAGTTATGCTCCCCATAATAGTATTAGCTGTCGCCCCAATACTCTGTAGGTAAGCCATGGTAGTGGAAAACCCGCTAACTATTACAGCCGCAGCAATTTTGAAGGAGCGAGCAGTGCCATCTGCCAGGCTTGCAGTTACGGCGGTAGCCTCGACTAAGTCATTGGCAAGCTCATGCACCACGCTCCTTAGTCCGCCAGCCTGTTTTGTCGTGTCAGCTAGATCTTTGGCGAGCTGAGCTAGAACCGGCATAAACTCCGCCGCCAAGGCGGTTTTCGCCGAGCTCGCGTACTGACTGATAACAGTAAGCTCAGAGCCAAACTGTTTGGCTGCCAGAATGGTTGTTTCATCCATTACAGCGCCAGCAGCTTCAGCTGCATCGCCATATTCCCTAAAGCCAGCAGCGTTGTTCCGAAGTAGCGGTAGAAGGGCTGTAGCATCACTGGCAATAGCTTCAAGGTAGAAAGTCATTTCCGACTGGCTAACCTTTGCCTTCTCGAGACTGGAGACATACAGGCCAAGGGCCTGGCTGCCACTCAGGTTGCGGAACTGGTCAGCGGTGACGCCAACCTTCGGCGCGATCTGCTCAAAGAAGTCCGCCATCCCGCCGCCGCCGGTGTTTAGAAAATCACCGACCTTGTCATTCACGTCCTTGAGAATGTCGGCAAGCTTGTCCTGCTCGATTCCTACGGTCTTGGCCCCTACGGCCATCTTTTGGAAGTCAGTGACGCTGACATTCGCTACTGCTGCAAGGTTGGATATCTCAGAAGCTGAATTTACAGCTGACACCATCATCGTCGTAAAGGCTGTGACGGCGGTGGCAACACCAGCACCAACAGCAGTCCCTACTGCCTTGGCACTCTTTTCAACCTCTTTGCGCCATTTGGCAGAACTCCGCTCAGCCTTGTCCATGCCGGCTACAAACCCACCAACTTGGGCTATGACATCAAGGGTTAGGGTTCCAAGGGATCTTGATGCCATTACTATCTCCAAAAAAAACCCGCCGAAGCGGGTTTCATTCAATTCGAGTACTGTTTCTTTAACGTCGCTAACCTCGCGGCGTCGTCATCGTCAAACTGCCCGGAGCCGAATAGAGGTTCCTTATCGGCACCGTCCAAACGAATAACCTCAACAGTAAACATTGCGTCTTTCGGCGGATCAACTTCCCCCCACTCGCTGAACTGATTAGGCGCCAGTGACCAGCTTTGGGTTTCGTCTGGCTCCACGCCGCCAGAAATCTCGTAGTTAAAGCTTTCTACCAGCCACGGGACAGATCGCCCAGGCGAGGATATCGTTCCTTTGAAGTACGCTCTTGAAACAGCCTTACCTGTTCCGTTTTTTACCGAAACTTCGATGATAGGCTTGGCGCGGTAGCTATACTCCTCTTCTCTCTTATAGAAGCGGGACTTCAAAACTTCGAATTTTTTCAGCTGCTCAGCAGCCAAATCGGATTCTGCTTTCTTTTTTTCCAGCTCCTGTATTTCCGACAGTGCTTGTTGACGCTCACGCTCAGCTCTCTCGGCTCTAACTCTATCAGCCTCAACAGAAACCTCCCTGGCACTTTTACCGCCAAGCGATGCAAGCATATCGGCAGAGATATTCTCAGGCTTTACGCGACCACTCATAACATCTTTGAAGTTAACGCCCTGCATCGCGAGATACATAACGTCAGTGGTGAATTTACTTCTCTCAGATTCCGAGAGGCTTTCAGAGATTTTGCTTATAGATTGGCGGCGGCAAAAACTGAGTGCAACACCTGACCTTTCCGGTACGGTGCTGCCCCTATGTCTTATACCGAACTCAGCGTTGAAGAGCGCGCCACCATTCAAATCGGTCGTACCCAAGGCTTCAGCCTGCGCAGGATTGCCTGCTTGATCAACCGATCCCCTTCGACCATCAGCCGTGAGCTGCGCCGTAACCGAGGTGCTTGCGGTGGCTACTCGGCCCGTCTGGCTCAGCAGCAAATGCAGGCCCGCCGCCAGGTTTGTCGACCGATGCGAAAACTGTTGCCGGGTAGCGAGCGCTTCGAACTGGTGACCCATATGCTGCGTGAGCGTTTGTCTCCCGAGCAGATTGCCGGCAAGCTGCGCAGCATGAACATACCCAACCTGCGAGATGCCTACGTCTGTCGCGAGACGATCTACAACGCGATCTATGCCCTGCCAGTGGGTGAGCTGCGTAAGGAGCTGATCATCTGTCTGCGCCAAGGCAAGACGACGCGCCGGCCGCGCTCTGGTGGCGTGGATCGGCGCGGCCAGATCCCCGAGATGGTCAGTATTCATGTGCGCCCGCCGGAGATTGAAGACAGGCTGATGCCGGGGCATTGGGAAGGCGACCTCATCAAGGGTAAGGCCAACGCCTCGTCCGTCGGTACGCTGGTGGAACGCACCAGTGGCTACCTGATGTTGGTGAAGATGAACGACGCAACGGCGACTTCGGCGCTGGAAGGCTTCAGCGCCGCGCTCAATAGCATGCCGCTGGAGATGCGCAAGAGCATGACTTACGACCAGGGCCGGGAGATGGCGCGACACGCCGAGATCACCCAAAGAACCGGCGTGGCGATCTACTTCTGCGACCCGCACAGCCCCTGGCAGCGCGGCAGCAACGAAAACATCAACGGCCTGATTCGCCAGTACTTGCCCAAGGGCACAGACCTGTCGGTACATAGCCAGGAGGAGCTGGACGCCATTGCGCTGCAACTGAACATGCGACCGCGCAAGCGCTTCGACTTCAAATGCCCCATCGAGGTGATGGGAGAGGTCATGCAAAATGCCATGGCAATGCGGCATGATGCTCCGGTTTCAATTCAATAACCGTGTTGCACTCAGCTCCTGCAACCGCCATTTCTTAAAAGCCTCGTCGGAGCTACCGTCGATCTTCGGTTCGCCACACCCCGAAAGCAGAGCTGCGGCAACGGCCACAGCAATTAGCTTGCGCATCTGTCATCCCTCACAGGTTAAAAAGCGGATGATAACAAATGCAGGCCTAAAGCCACCTACGCCCAAGAAGCCATCGCCTCTTCAAGGGAGATTGGCCCCTCTTCATCCTCATGCAGGGCGAAATCCTTCCAACTGTAGGGAGTCGGCGTCCTCTGCGGGTCACGGTGCAGGTTGGCCGTGAGAGCCGCAAGCATGGCCACCGATCGCTCCACTCGCATGCCTAGATGAAGCGTGCCGCGACGTTTCCGGTACTTCACCCAGGACCGAAATTCGCTCAGGCTGAGGTTTTCCTTGGCTTGCGCGATCGTCGACCCACCGATGCCGGAGAGGACGAGTTCGTGCCAGACTTCGTCCCGCTCGGTGAGCTCTTCGTCTTTCCCAGGTCGTTGACCTCCTGGATAGCGAACAGCAGAGCGACGGACAGGGCACCGTCAAGCGAACCCAAGCGCTTGGTGCTCTCCGGGTCCTTTTCCAGCTCAACCGGATCAAGCGGCCCGTGAGTGATGTCCATCGGGCTGCTGAACACCGGGTTGCCGTGCTCGTCGCAGATAGACGCGGCAATACGGCCCGCAATGCTGTCCTGCCTGCCAGTAGCCGAAAGCACGTCGCTCACCGCCGTCTGGTAGCCCATCGGCCGTACGTAGACGGTGGCGGTGTAATCCGTACCATCCTGGCGCCACTTGATTTCCTTTTCCACCGGCCGGCCAGTGAACGAGCCTACGCCCTTGAGCGCGTCGAGTGTCAACTTCATCGGTTACTCCTTGATGACCCAGTTGAGCTTGCCGGAGCGCTGAATGGTCGCTGCAGTGCTCACCGAGGTGTTGCTGGCAAAGTCGAACGGGAAATCTGCGACATAGCCGGCGAACAGGCACCAGGTGCGGGTGGTGGGTAGCTCGAAGTCATCGCCAGCGGCGTTGACCGTGGGTGGGATGTCCTTGCCGTCAGACCAGCCGAGCGCCCAAAGAATGTCCTCATCGTCGTCATCCTGGGACAACTGGAACATGCGAACGTGGCTGGCATTGCGCGGGTCAGCCAAGATGGTGGCCGTCGCCTGGCCAGGGGTGCGCAGCCCCTTCTTGTACTTCCGCTCGGTATCGGCCAAGCAGGTGTCGTCAATCTGGTCTGCCGGCGAACCGCCAGGGTTGAACGCGGTGAGGCATTCAACCTCCATCACGGTCCTTGGGCCTGTGCCACTCAAAGGCCGCACCAAAGCATAGAGCTGAGCGCCCTGGGCTTTCATCGACATGGGTTATCTCCAGTCAGAAATAAAAAAGCCCGCACTCGGCGGGCATGGGTCAAAGGGATACTTCAGCGGGAAACCATCCAGTCCACGTCGAAGCTGGCTCGGTAATTCTCGGTCTCTGGATCGCGGCCTTCGACGCCCCAGCGGGTGACGTAGGCGTCCAGTTCAACCGCATCACGGATCGCGTCACGGACCTTTCGGGCAGCATCGCCAGTCGCGGCGTACACATCGACCTGCAGGGTGACGCTATCGAGATCCGGGCGGCCAGCCAGGTAGTTCTCGGGGCTTCCGCTGACGATCTGCCAGACAGCGTATGGCTTGGCCACTCCCTGCTCGGCCTCCCCGAACGAGTAGAGGCGCATGCCGGTGCCAGCGCCGAGCAGCGCGGTCACGGCCGGGCTGTTCAAGCAGGCCTGTACGATCGGTGGGGTCATGAGGATGCTGCCTTCTTCGCTGCGCGCCGAATAGCACGGTCGATTGCCTTCTCGTACTCGGTGACGAAGGTGTTGGTCACCTCGCTGATGCTGTCGGCCAGAGCTGGGCGCATAAACGGCGCGGCCGGCATCTTCTCGGTACCGAACTCGATTAGGCGCCAGTGAGGCGTCGGGGCGTTGGTGCTGAGGTCGCCGCCATCCTTGAGCACGGCGCCGTGCAGCACGCCGATGCGAAAGCCCAAGTCGCCCGTGCGCTTGAACAGCCTCCCATTCCAGCGCAGCGCGATGTTGTCCGAGATCGACCGGCCAGTGGCCTTGTCGTCGATGCGTTCAGCTCCGAGCTTGGCCTTTTGCACCACCACCTGAGCAGCCTTGCGCAGAGCGGCCCGGCCACCTTTGCGGCGAACGTCAACGCTGACCTCATCCAGCTTGCCCAGCAGGCTATCAAGGCCGAGAATGCTGAACTCGACGCCATCAACCATCCTTCACCCCCTTCGAGACCAGAATGGTCAGGTACTCCAAGCCAGAGTCGGAATCCTCCAGTGGCGGTCCTTCTATGCTGTACAACTCGCCGCGGTAAACGATTCGCATGGTCGGCAGCACGCCTGGTCGGTACCGAATCTTCATGCGGGCTGTCGCTTCCGACTGGGCGGCCTGTGCTGCAAGCAGATCTCGGGCAGACAATGGAGTCACCTCGGCCCACGGCTTGGCGAAGGCCGCCCATGTGGGCTCGCCAAATTCCAGCGTCACAGGGTCGCGAGGAATGACCTTGTGCTGAATTTCGATTCGATGCCGCAGTTTCCCTGCTTGAATGCTCATGCCAGTGCCGGATCGCGAAGGTGGTAGATAAGCGCGGTAACAGGCTTGGGCAGCATGCCTTGCTCAAATTCACGGCCCTGGTCGTTGTCGCGCTGGCTATAGAGATATCCCAGCATCATCTTGGTGGCGGCCTTTACCGAATATGGGACTTTGCCCGGGATGACCTCTCCATCCGCGTCCAGGTAGGCGTCAGCAGCCGACTTGAGGTATCCCCTGACCAAGTCACTGGCCTCAAGAATCTTGTCGGTGATATCGGCATCGTCTGCGTCGTCGTCAACCCGCAACTGAGCCTTCGCCTGCTCCAGGGTAATGAACATCATGATGCCGATACCCCCTTGGCCAGATCCTTGCCGTCACGACCACGCTTCACTGCCAGCCGCCAACCCTTGCTGCCCAGCTCTCCTGGCTTTTCGCTGGTGGCAGAATCGCAGTGCCATAGGCTCCCACCCCAGGTGACAGTGTCGCCCGGAGCGTAATCACCAGGCGCGAACACGCCTCGGTAGATCATCACCGGCAGATCAAGGCGTTTTCTGACTTCGTTGCCACTGGACAGCACCAAAGACAGCTCGAACCCTCTTTCCCCTGCCTGCTCAACTGCTGCCGAGCTCAGTCCTTCAACAATGCACTCCCACCCCTTCATGCCGTGAGTTCGCTCAAAAGATCGCCACAATCCGCCCAGGTGCTTGGCATAGGTGCCGCGACTGTAGGATTTTTCGGCGGCAATCTCCGGCAGAATCTCAAGCTGGAGCGCATCCTTGCCTGGCTCCCCGTCCTTCGGAACGGTGACCGCTTCCAGGGCCTTGGCAACCTCCTCGGCAATGACTTGGCGAAGGTCTTCAGCGGTGACGCTGACACCCGGCGCAGCCGGGGGCAAGGCTTCGACAGCCAGCTGCACTGCATCAGAAATCATCGGCCTGACGTCTTCCAACGTCACCGATACGCCATCCTTGGGCGTCGGAAGCTTGGCCACTGCCTCAGCCACAGCCTGTCGGACCATTTCAGGATCGGCATCTTTACCGTTTTCCGGCACAGGAATTAGCCGGGACGCTTCAGCCGCTATCTCCTTTGGGTCGAGGACAGGGATTTTGCCGATCGACTCGCCAAACTCCTTGCGCAACCCGTCATCGCGCTGATCAATGTCTTTTACCAAGGCCTCGCGAAGAGAGGCTACGGCTTTGTCGACAAAGCCCCTCAATACCGGTGCGAGGGCCTTCGCCTGTGCTTCGAGTTCACGCAGATTCAAGATTCAACTCCTTCTCGATCAGTAGCGCGAACATCCGCGCCTGGTCATCCAGGCCTTCGTCTGAGGGCTCATCTGGCTCAGGTGGCGGCAACGCCGGGGCTGCCGGCTGGGCCTTACCGAACGGGTCGGCTTGCGCATCACGCCGAGCAATCGCAGCAAGGCTATAGTTCTGCTGCTGGATCATGGGCGAGTCGCCCCCCTCAACAGGCGCCAAACCAGCCCGCCGGCGAGCCTCGTTAGGCTTCATCCACCCTCCGCCGACTGCGTCATTGTTCGCCTTATACAGAGTGGGGGTATCCATGCGCAGCAATCCATCCAGATCGAACTCAGTGCCATAGGGCACCGGCAGTTCAAGCCCTTCGTCCAGGCACAACTCAGCAGCCTCGATCAGCGACTGAAGGCAGTCCGAGTAGTAAGCCTGGTTGGAAACTTCAGCATTGGCGTTGGTCGGTGCGGAGCCGACCCCTACCTTGTAGCCGGGGACATGGAAAGCAGAGCAAACGGTTTCAGCTGACCACCGCAATTGCTCGATCAGCTGCGAATCAGCGGCAGAAAGCGCCATGGACTCGTACTTCAAGCCATCGCCTAGGACCGCCACCTTGCCGGCGTTGTCACCGGAGAAGTTGGCGTCCCAGTGCTCCTTAAGCCGCTTAGCGGTGTCTTCGCCGATTGCGCCTGGGGCCGTCAGCACACCACCTGGTTTCGAGCCGTTCTGAAAGAAGCGCGCCGAGTTGTTCTGGATGGCATTACCCTGCATGGCAGCAAGGCCGCATGCAAAAATTGGAGATATCCCCACAAGCGGGTGGAACAGGCAATTCATCCGGTCATGGATGATCTCGCTTGCCGGCACGGTCAACCCTTCTTCCAGGGTCGACAGGTTGTCCGCCATCAGGCGGTAGAAGACACTCCCGTCATCCCCGACGAGAGGAACAACGCGGCGCGGATCAAGGACGAACATCTTGATCACCACGCCTCGGCCGTCCCTGATTTTCAGCACGTAGGTGTTGCCGCTGGTCAGCTTCGACAGTACCCAGGTCTCGTAGAACTGGATGCGGTTCTGATAGTGATTGGGACGCTTGATTACCGGCGAGAATGAAGGGCTCGTCGCCTCCTCCCAGACACCATCTTCGGTCAGCTTCACCAGTTTCAGGCGAAGCTTCGCAATATCGGAGGCGATCAGGGTGATGCACGCAAACACCGCAGAGAACGCCAGGACAGTGTCCTGCTCAACCTCGACGTTCTTTTGCCAGGCACCAGCAAACGCTTCGCGCACCACCCCGAGCCAGCCACCGCGATTATCAGCCGGGCGCAGGCCCTTCTCTTCGGACTTCTTGCCCCAGTTGAAAAGTCTCATCGCGGCTCCACCGGTTATTCAGCCTTCATGTCGCGCCGCTTGTAAGTGCGCTTTGATGGGCCGCCAGGCCCTTTCTGTCGGCCTTCACCGCCGGCATCAGGATCATCGACGCCTTCGGCCAGCTTGGCATTCTTGATTGCCCGCAACAGCCGTACGTCACGGTCACTGGCTTCGAAAGGGTCACCGGCAAGCAGCTGCTTGCCGGCGTATCGAAACTCCTTGAGTGCAACCATCTTCATGGCTATTTCCTCGCAGAAATGGCCGGGGAGACCCCGGCCCAGGCAAATCACGACTCGTAATTGGCCGAGTCGATGTAGCCAACGGCCTGCAGGCGACGGCGCTTCCAGTTGATGAAGCGCTCGGCGCGCAGCGCCACCATGTTGTTCTGCCAGAGGCTGACCAGCTCGGTGGCACCGGCAGTAGGAGCGCTGTCCATCTGCAGAGAGGCTTCGCGACTTACGTCAATGGTGACCCCGCCGTCATCCGCCAGCAGGATCTCGGAGGCCTTGGCCAAGATCAGCCGTTGGCCAGCACCGGTAACTGGGCTACCCGAACCGGGGTTGGCCGGCACACTCTCCGACACGATCACCGGCAAGCCCATGAAGGTACCGCCGTTCATGTCGATGGTCGGGAATTCGAGCTGGCCAAGGGCATTGGTCATCATGCCGATGGTCAGCGCCATGGTCGGAGTCATGATCCAAACCGCACCAGCCGGGGTCATGTTGGCAGCCAGGAAGGCAGCAAAGAGGCGCTTTACGTCAGCCTTGAGTGCATCAGCGGTAGTGCCGCTGGCCACGATCGGTGTAACACCATTGGTGATCGACGCAGGCGATACCTCAGCCACTTCCGCAATGGCCGGATCTACGAATGCCACGTCCAGGAACTGTGCCATCGACGCGGTCAGGTCGGTCTGCACCAGGGCCTCGGCGCTCGGGTTGCTGAAGCGTACCAGTTCGTCGGTCAACACCACGATACCGGCAGCCTTGGTAAAGCGCAGCGTGGTGGTATCGAACGCCAGGGCAGATACCGGCTTCGGTTTGCCCTCACCCACCCAGTTGACGCTGGAGCCAGAGGTTTGCCCCGGCATTTTGATGTTGAATGGAACCTGACGCAGACCCTGGATCTTGCCGATGATGGTCTGAGGACGCAGCAGTTCGATGAACTCACCAGCCATGGTCTGGTACTCGACCAGAGGGCCAGCCCAGGCAGGGTCGGTGGTGGTGCCGGCCGCCACAGCAGCCTTGAGCACGGTTACCACTTCCGGAGTCGACTCTTCCCAGCCCTTCGCCACCTCAACGGCCTGCATCAGGTTGCCTTTGGAGCGCGCCAACGCGATGGCATAGCGGGTGAATGCCGTACCTTTCGGCAAGGTGCGCTCGACGCGGATCACCGCATTGTCACGCACTTCATGGCCTTTAGACACGCTGTTGACGCGACCAGGTTCAACGGGCTTGGCTCCGGAAGCCATGGATTTTTCCAGGCCACGCAGACGGCCCAGGTGCCCATCGATAGACTTCAGTTCGCCCTCGATGGTGTCGTATTCCTCGGACTCGGAAGCGTCGAGGGTACGGCCCTCTTCGGCGGCCTTGCTCATGATTGCCTCAAGGCGAGCAGCTTTGGCGCCGCGAGTGCTCTCGAAGGACTTGATCTGTTCCTGAATGTTCATATCGCCCTCCTCGGGCTTCGCAGATTTGGTGATGGTTGCCGAAGCGCCGGCAGGGGTGATACGCACGACCGGAAGCGCGCTGGTGCCTGTCGCGGCGCGCAGCTCACGGTCGATGGATTTGATGGTCTGGATGCTGGCACCGGCATTAGCCGGCACCGTCACGGCAGAAAGTTCCAGCCACTCCCACTTGAGGAAGCGGCGCCCCCAGCTGCCGTCGATGTTGGCCGACTCGATCGGTGAAAATCCGATGGAAAGGCCGCGGACAAGCTTGGCTTTGATCGACTGCCAGGCTTCATCGAGCCGATCCTTCAAGGTGCCGGGCTCATCGACCTTGGCCAGCTCCACCGTGACTTCGATTCCCGCGTCCGTCACGGTGGCCTTGGTCACCTGCCCTACCGGCTGGTCGTGGTTGTGCTGCCACAGGAAAGGGATCGGCAACTTGAATTGCGCGCCCTTTGGCTCAACAACATCGTCCATACGGTCAGGCGAGGGCGTGGTGGCGATGCCAGTAATCACCCGCGCGTCATCGTCCACCGCCTTGATCTCAAGGAGGCTGTAGGCTCTGTTCATTGGGTACCCCAGAAATGCAAAAAGCCCGCACTGTGCGGGCCTGGCTTAGCCTGTCGGCTACGAGTTGAGGAAAAACATCTGGTACTTCTTGGCCGGCGGCGACGGGTTGGTCGCCATCAGGGAAACGGCATTGAGCAATGCCATTACCGGGTCGATCTTGGCGGTACCACTGGCCTGCTTGGTGATCAACACCGAGTTTGCACGCGACTCGATGCGGGCATTGCCAACACACCAGTCCATCAGCGGCTGGTCGGCATGAAAAAGCTTACGCTCTGCCAGCCTTCGCTCGGCGATGCTGATCGCCCCTACCAGCTTCCACCCCTGCGGAATACCGAAAATGATCTTCTCGTCGATCTTTCGCTTCAGCAGCTCCTCGAGCATGACCTTGTGGGTTTTCTCAGGGTCCATGCCGACGCCAGCCAGCAGGCCGGTTCCATCGATCATTTCAACCACATCAGCAACGGCGGCGACATCACCGGGCAGCTCTTCGATAATCACCAGGTCGCCATCCCTCTCGAAATCGCGGTACTTCGATTCCTCGGATTTTCGACGGTCCAGCGCAATTGGATGCGCCCAGGCAAGCGAACAAGAAAGCCAAACGTCGGAGCCTGATTTACGCCCCAGCACGGTAAGGCCAAGCAGGTCGTCAAGCCCGCCGCCGTCGATACCCACCGTCACAACTTCCGACTGTGCGAGCAGCGCTTGCAAGCTCAGCGAATCGTCTGCCTGAACCTTCCAGAAGTCCGCACCGGTCCATCGATCCGAGCGAAGATTCAGGCCGATCTCGATGTTTAAGTGCTTCGCCAGGAATTTCTGTAGCGACCCATCGCCGGCGTTCTGCTTCTTGCGCAGTTCATCCTGCAGCCACTCGGCGCTCACCGAACGCCCCAGGTTGGGGTTGGTGATATAGAAGTTTTCCGATTCCAGGTACGACTTGTCCTGAATCATGCTCTTCGGGAACTCATAGAGAATCCCGAGCGTTTTTCGGTCCTCGATGACTCCATCGCGAATGTCACGCCAGTACTGCAGGCGCTCCTTGAAGACGCCAGCCGGCGGCTCATCACTTTGCGTAGTCAGGTAAATGACCCAACCCTCGTCCCGCGAGACCTGACCGCCCAGCGCTTCCATGAACATGGCTTCGGCACCTGGCTTTTTGCCAAACACCCAAAGCTCGTCCACCAGTACTTTGCCTGATTTTTTGCCCGATACCGTGTCGGTATCCGCGGCGACTACCTTCAGGCTGTTCTTCGTCGTGCGATCCGTAATGGTGCGGATGTGATCCTGCACATGGAACATCGCTGAAAGCTCTTCATCTGCACGTACCATGGCGGCTGCCGGCTTGAAAGCGTTGTCGGCAACTTCCCTGGTCGGGGCCAGGATCAGATGTTCCTCTTCTTCCCTCCAGCACAAGATCAACGCCGTCAGCATGATCCCTGCGGCGATTGTCGACTTGGTGTTCTTCTTGCTGATCAGCAGGCCGAACTCGCGAATCAGCTGTTTGCCTGTCTCCGAGTCGTATCCGCCGAAGATTGCCCTGACAAAATCGAGCACCCACTCATCACAGCAATCAGCCATCCGAGGCTTGCCAGGCAGATCAGGAACCCTCAGTTCCTTGAAGATCTGTACGGCTCGCTCGGCCTCTTCGACAAAGATGGGAGGCGGAATGATCGACTGCCTACGAACCAACCGCCGTTCCCAATCCGGGCATGCGGTGGTCCAGTCCATCGCTACACCTTCTTACCGTTCGCTGCCGCCAGTCGAGGCGGCGCCTGGCGGGAAAATTTGCTCGCCGCTTTCTCCGCCGCCTTTTGTCGCTCGTCCTTCTTTCCGCCCTCCCCCTTGCGTGGATGGAGGAATGGCATCAGTGCTTTTGCGGCATCGACCCGAAGCTTGGGTTCAGACCCGGCGTCGTTCATCACAGCCAGCAGGAAGTCCTTGGGATCTCGATGCAGCAGCGCAGCGCCCAGGTCAAATCCAGCCTGCTCAGCGTCAGCATCGGGTTCGTCATGGGTCTCTTGAGGCGGTTCCCTGTTAACACCACCTTTAACAGGGTGAAGGGCATTCAACTTGTGCAGTTCATTAACCACGTCCGGGTCTTTCGCCAGCCTTGAACCAGCGGCGGAGGCCGACTTTTCGGGGCATCCAGCTGCAATGGCCGCGTCTCGATTGGACGCACCTCCCCTGACAGCGTCAATGAACCGACGCTTTTTGGGTGTTAAAGCCATTAACAAAAAACTCCAGGGAGGAAAAAATCTGCGAATGAGTTGGGCGCGGTGTCCGAGCGAAAAGGATTTTCAGATCAGACCCACCCCCCCACCCAAAACGCCCCAAAAGGGGCAGAAATCGGGGGTGTAGCGTGCTGCAAACGACCTATCGCCGACCTCTAGCCGCCTCGGCTGCAGTCTTCTCCTGATGGCACGGCACGCACAGGGCCTGAAGGTTGCTGTCATCATCCGAGCCGCCCTCGGCGACGTTGATGATGTGATCGACCTCAAGGTCTTTCGTGACCAGACCGCAGGCCCGGCAGGTGTACTGATCCCGCAGCAGGATGCGATCCCGAATGCGGCGCCAGGGTCGGCCACCACGACCAGAACCCCATTGAGTCTCATTGACCTGGGCGACCGGTGCAGCCGGAAGCATCGTCACGTTCTGCTTAAAGATGTTGAGCCTGGCCATCAGTAACCACGCTGAATGGGAGAGCCGCTGAGATAGGTGAGAAGCTGGGCTTCATTACAACCATCCTCATCTTCAGCCATCACTTCGATCAGCGACTGGCTCTGGGCTGCGATCTGCTGGAGCAGGCTCGTCTGCTTCTTCTGCTCTTCCAGCATCTGTTCCAGCAACGAGATCACGCGCTCGCTCATACGCCACCTTTGTCCACTTGTTGATCCACTCGCGCCGAGCGGCGCATCCACTACAGGCCATTGCTCACCTCCTGTACCAGGTCAGCTGGTAGCACCGCGCATCGGCGGGTATCTCGGCGATGGGCCAGCGCAAGCAGCCCATGTACTTTCGCTCTGGCCGGGTGCGGCTCACACGCAGCGTCTGCACCAAATAGGCAGATCCGGCAGCAGTGGTTATGAAATCACTGACTGCAATGCCGTCGGCACCGTCGACATACAGCCTGCATGGTGTATAGGGTTGCTTGGCCATGTTCGATAAGCTCTCTCGCGCAATGAAATCGGCGCATCCGCGGGGTCGTCGGAACGACATTCCGCCCGGATGGTCGTAGCGGAAAGATCTGGAGAAACCGTGATGAAAGAAATCGAAGAGCTTATAGACAGGTGCGTTTTGCTAACCGAGAAGCTTGAAGGCCTACTGGAGGAGCATCCCGTGGCGTCCGGATCAGTTGTTTATCAAACTGCCGTTCGTGTCCTCACCATGCAGGTTAATCAGCTTCAGCAAGATGTAATTACCAAAGCAGCGCGCGGAGTCATCCACGAAAGGGATCAGCTTCAACCGGTCCCCGGTCGAGTGCTTCACTAATCTGGCTGAACGCATGACCAGCGTGCTCGCGCCACAAAACGGCGCATGTCTATTTTGTGGCGCGGATTAATCGACCTTGCGGCTCGGCAGCTTGAAGTCGGTGACGCGATCAGCAATGGCGCGGACCTTCTCGACACCAAGGAAGCCAACCCAGCCACCCACAAACGTCGACATGCTCTGCGGCAGGCCGAAGAACTCCAGGCCGCTGATGATCGTCAGGGTCAGGCCGCCGCATATGGCGCCCTCCACCAGCATCTGCCGGCGAGTGCCGCCACCGTAAGTGATGCGCAGCACAGCCATGGCGCAGGAGAGCCCGGCCGCATACAACAGGGGCGAATGCTGGCTCAACCACGCAAGGGCAACCGCCCAGGTGTCTGGTTTGTCTGGCATGTTGGACATCCGGGTTCCTCCCTTGCGGGGAGCAGAAAAAGAAAAGGCCCGCCGTTGTGGCGAGCCCAGGAGTGGGTGCGGAAGGCTGGGGCGACCAACCACCCAGCGAGAACAGTAGAGGAGCCTTATGCCCAGCGAGGTGGCTGCGCCTGGGCCGAGGTCGGTCGGGCCATTGCTTGCTCCGTAAATGAAAATTCGTGCACCGACGTAAAACCGGCCGGATGCTTGCCCCCGGAATCCCTAGGGGTTAAAAGGAATGTTGGCCGATCTGGCTTCGCTAGAAGGAACTAGTAAATGCCCGTCAGTAACATCTATGTGGTCGCTTATCACCTCCATGGAGAAGCTCGCGAATTCATCGTCCGCGCCGAGAGGATGGATAACGATGAGGCCTGGCACTGGGCTGCCTGCGAAGCCGGCGTTGGAGTCATCCCTAAGTTCACTGCTTCGGATATCAGAAAAGTCTCTCGGCCTGCTGCTGAGCGCTTCGGCATAACTGACGTCCAATGGCGGAGGTCCGGCAACCTATGAAATACCGCATCGACTACAACCTCAAAGGCCATACCAGATTCTGGATATGCGATTGGTCTAGCACGCCGAACGAAGACAATGTGCTGACCGCTCTCCTCCGTCTGCATGCCCCCGCTGCCCCCTTGCCTGAGGCGCGCGCGCCGTGCCGCTTATCACATGATGATCTCCGCATTGCGGTCGCAGATTTGGGTATCTCGGATGTACGCTTTGAGGGGGATGATTAGCTATGCCGGGGCACCCAGGCCGAAGCTGGCAAGTACGCCGGTCACTGCGAGGGCGCCGGTACTTGGCTCGGCCATAGGTGGTGCTCCAGAAACAAAATGACCCGTCGAACTGGCGAGCCCTTGGATACGTGAAAAGATGGCCCCGTGCTATCGTCGAGTTTCCACACAAGACGTTTCACGGAGCGAAAAACGATGAAGGTAACCCTCAAGTGCGCCAAGTGCGGCAGTGACAAGTTCGAGGTTCCGGCTAGGCCGAACGACAACTCGAAGGTCACCTGCGGCAAATGCGGTGCTGTCGAGACTTACGGGAAGCTCATGAAGGCTGTGGGCGACAAGGTCACGAAGGACCTGCAGCGGCAGCTCGGGAAAATGTTCAAGTGACCTGAGCGTTTCAGCCAGAGGGCGCAGGAAGTCAGCGGCGCCCTCAACCTCAACGTCGAGCTGTAGCTTTTCCATGCATCCTCCAGATACGAAAAAGCCCCAGCTGGTGCGAGGCTTGGAATGGGTGCGGAGGGCCGTGCATCCCGGCTTGCTGGTCTGGATCGCTGGGTCACGTACCCCAGGCTCTCATCGCGTTGTCCATCAGTGACCGCACGGGTTTGACTGAACGCCACTACCGACTTAGCCCAGCTGCCTGGGCGCGTCATCCGCATAAACGAAAAAGCCCCGGCGAATGCCGAGGCTTAGAATGAGTTTAGGATGGAAAACACTCTGGAGTTAACTTTCGGGTTTGCTGGATTAAGGGCCCTGATCGCCTGTCTTTGGCTGGAATTAAAATCTAGTTATCGTGGCAACCGTTACCCATAACACTGTACTCCATGGTGTGTTGCTGCCCCTGATGGTCGATGTAGGTCATCTGGACAGGAACCACACCGCACACATCAGGAATCGGATCTTGGCGAACTACCTTGGCGATGTCTGGATGCGAGCTATAGGTGTAATGCTCAACAACAGGCTCATCTGCAAGCGCCACCTGGCTACCCATCATTACAAACGAAGCAGCAATCAATGCTTTGAACAGTTTCATTTTCCATGTTCCAACGATGCAAACGATTAACGTCTTCAGTCGGAGATAAATAGGCCGAAGGCTTTACGAGGCACGGTAGGGTGGTTTGCTTAGACCCTGTATTTCTAGTGCGTCGCAGCTTTTTAGGAAGCTGTGCCTAGTTTAGGCCTATGGGATTTTTGATAAATGCAAAAGACTAGAAATCTTCTTATTCAAACCTGTAACAATCGAGTCAACCCGACCCGGGCGGGCGCACCATAAAACAGGTGTTTATCCGGCATGGATGGATTTTTACGCTGCCTGTCAGACTCAAGGGGCTATAACGCAAAAGCCCCGGCTGTGATGGCCAGGGCTTCTTAGGGTTCGCATTCTCAAGACGCAAAACCGCAATGTGGTGAATTAGATTCTCATTTTCTCACCGCGTCAAGCTGCTTCTGCAATAAGGCCCGCCTCGTCAAGGATGACTGCCGCCGAAACGAACGCTTTGTCTAACTCCTGCTTGAGCCATCGCCGAATATCTGACCTCCACCGGTAAAGCGTTTTCTCCGGCGTGGGCGAGTCGAGATTGTCCCAGGTGTGCAGCAGCATGAATCCGTCGGGTAAGTTGGTGACAGCCCAGGCTGTGACGCACTTTTGCCGGAACAGCCAATGTGCCTTGCCCGGTGCAGCCCTGGCCACATACTGGATGGCGAGCGCCCTTTCCTGCTGCAACGACTTGCTGCTGTCGACCTTGTAAAAGGCCTCGAGCATGTTCCAATGCAGCGGCGAAAGTACCCTGTGCAGCAGCGAGCGGGTCATCGCGTCCTGGGTTAGTTGGTCAAATCGATCCAGCGGGCACGGGTTTTCTCCCTTTCCTGGCTGCGAGCCTGGAGGCTGATACTTGCCCTGCCAGGCCTGGCCCTTGTGCAGCGATATGGCGTCTAGGGTCATGGCCCTGACTACGCCGTGTTCAGCGTCACGATAAACCGTCATGCAGCCCTCCGGATGCGGCGAGGTGGTGGGTTGTCGTCCAGACCCAGCAGATTACGAAGCAGACGATCCGCCGGCTTGCTTTTGGCGTTACCTTCCGACACCCAGCGCTTGCAGTAATCCCCGAACTCAATATTGACCCGGGTGGCGTGCCAGCTGGCGACCATATCGAGCAAGCACGCCATTGCAGCGGCACCTCCAACCTTCTCCTCGGCCAGATGCTCGCCTGCGATCTTCAGGAACTTGCGCTCATGCTCTTGCAAGCTCTTGCGCGGCAATGCCGCAGTTACGTTGCTCATTGGGTCACCCCCGAGGCCATGCGAGCCTCTGCGATTCGAACAAAGCCCAGGAACTGGTCGGCGGGCATCGACTCCTTGATTACGTCGAGGATGACCCGATCCATGTGCTGCTGGGCGTGCGCCTTGGCCTCCTTGCGCAGTTGGCCGCACCGGTACAGCAGCCGGGTGCGGTCATGGTTCAAGTGCTTGAGCGCGGCCTTCGCCCGGTTGTACCAGGCTCGGTCGTATGGCGTGCCCTGGATGGCGCGCTCGACGGCCTGCGCCAGCGACAGCTCCAGGCGGATAGCGTCAGCCACCAGCTGCTCATGCAGGGCCTCACAGGCCTCAAGCGTCTCTGGCAGCTCGCGTGGGCCGACCAAACGCTGATGCACGCCTTCGGGTTTCGGGGTATTGCCAGTGGCAACAGGCTGCCCGGCACCAGCGCGCTTGGTCACGGTGACCGATACGACGGGCCGGGTCGGAGTGCGAGCGGGTGGTTTGTGGCCTGGCCACAGGTCAAAAAGTTTCATACTGAGCTCCTTTGGTGCGGTGGCGGCCGGCAAATGTCCTGCCCATTTCGACTTCTTCGTTGCTTGGCTGGTACCCGACTAGCTCGACGAACCGGTGATAAGCACCCTGGTGCTGCACCCGGCAGATGCCGGTTTCACCATGACGATTCTTGTCCACGATCAGTTCAGTGACGCCCGACTGCCCCTCCTCGGAATCGCTGTCTCGGTGGACCAGCACCACCACGTCGGCGTCGGCCTCGATCTGGCCAGAGTCACGCAGATCGCTCTTCGTGGGGCGCTTGTTCGCCCGGTTGTTTGGGCCGCGGTTCAACTGCGCCAGCACCATCACGGGCACTCCCAGTTCCTTGGCCAGCCGCTTGATCGACTTGCTGATGTCGGTGACCTGCTCATATCGACTGGCCGACTTACTCTCGCCGTTGACCAGGCCGATGTAGTCCAGCGTGACGGAGCCCAGGCCATGCTCGCGCTTGACCGTGCGGCAGATCTGACGGATATCGCGCATCGTCAGAGAGGCGTCATCACAGAAGATCAGCGGAGCGCCATCGAGCTTGCTCACAGCCGCCGTCAGGCCTGGCCAGTCGCTGTCGGCCATCGAATGTCCTTCGGTGATGTGCTTCAACTGCACGCTACCCACTGAGGCCAGCGACCGGTTTGTCAGCTCCACATCCGTCATCTCAAGGCTGAACACCAGCGACGTGGACTTGGCCACCAACGCCACCCGCTCTGCGATACCCAGGCCCAGGGTGGTCTTGCCGCTACCCGGGGCGCCAGCGATGACGACCATGTGCCCGGCGCAGATGCCGGGAATGAACTTGTCGAGCGATGGCAGCCCGGTATCGAAGCCCAGCACCACCTCGCGGTTGAACCGGCGGTCAATCCCGTCGATTGCCTCGGGCAGGATCTCGCCCACGAAGCGGTACCGCTTGCGGGAATCCAAACCTTCCGCCTCAAGGGCGATCCAGGCCTGCTGCCCCTGCGCCAGCACTTCGTCCAGCGAGTCGCCATCTTTCAGACGCTCCGACATGATGTGCGCAGCAGCGATCACCCGGCGGGCCACAGACCGCTGCTTCACGATCCGGGCGTACTCTGCGAAGTTTGCTGCGCTCGGCGTGTTGTGAGCGATGTGAGCAGCCACTGCCAGCGTGCCACGGCCGTCTGCCAAGGTCGGCCTGGCATCTGACAGGGTTACCACGTCGATCTGCCGCCCCTTCGCTTTGAGCGCCAGCAGCAACTCAAACAGCTCCGCGCAGTCGGCCTGGTAGAAATCCCCGACCTCAAGCTTCACGTCGTCAATGAGCGCTGGCTGGTGGATCATGGCGCCGATCAGGGCGTGCTCCGACTCAGGGCTGTGCAACCGTGACACATCCTTTGTGCAAGCCACATAATCTTGGTTGATCATGCAACCCCTCCAACACGCGCTGACGACCATGTGAAGGGAGCCAGTAGGCCGCCGTTCTCGCGCAGGCGGTCCATGGCCCGCGGCCCAATGAAGGCCGGCAGTTGCTCGCGGTCCTGGTTGCTGATCAGGATCGTCGGTCGAACAAGCTGATAACGTCGGTCGATCACCTCATGCAGCAGACTGGGCATGAAATCCTTGCCTGGACGCGGCGTGTGCATGCCGACCTCATCGATCACCAGCAGGTCGACTGCAGCAAGTTCAGCCAGCAGGTCGGACTTCGAAGGCCCGGCGTTGCTGCGGAAGCTGTCCGTCACGGCCTGCATGATCGCCTCGGCAGTGACAATCAGGCACTTGGCGCCATATTCCCGAACAACGTGCTGCAAGATGGCGCAGGCCAGGTGAGTTTTACCGTTCCCGACCTCGCCCAGCAGCATCAGTGCGCGCCCAGCCCGGTAGTGGCCTTCGAACTCCTCGGCGTAGCGCCGGCAAATAGACTGGGCACGGACCTTGGCCGATTCAGCGTTGGTGATGAAGCTGTCGAACGTGCAGCCCCGGAAGCGCGGTGTGATGCCGGTAGCGAACAGGTCGCGGTTGAGCTCCTCGGCTTCTCTCTCGGCGTACGCAGCGTCTCGCACGCTTGCTTCGCACTGGAGGTTCAGTGCCTCCCACCGGCAGCGCGGGCACTCAGTCGCCTTCCATCCGCCATCAAACTGCTCGACCTGCTTAGTTTCGTACTGGCCATGACCAGGCACTTCGCAGCTGGCAATGCCGGTGGCGCGCTCGGCAGGGGCTGGCCTGAATTTAGATGAAGTCATCAGGGTACATCTCCTGGTGGTGGGCCGGGACCTGCAGCACTGCGCTTACCTGGGGCTTTGCATTTGCGCCAGCGGCTGCAGGCAATTCGTCTTCCCACCGTTTTCCGTTCAGCCAGGTGGCTGCGTGCGGGATGTACTGGCCACCGTCCTTGGTCCAGTCGTGAGAATTGCTCCAGGCAGCCAGAGCGGTACCGATGCGGGCGAACAGGGAGGCGTCCACCTTGAGCTTCGCCCAGGCCTTCACGGCCTTGTCCTTCCCAACCTTGCGCGGGTACAGCTTCCAGAACCGTTCAAACTCAACAAGCGACTCCCCCGAGTTGCACGAGGGTTTTTCAGTCCTTGCTGGTTTTTTCAGTCCTTGCTTACCTTCAATACTTACTAGTGTCGGATTTGCCGGATACGGCTGAGCCGGATACGGTGTTGCCGGATACGGCGAATCCGGAAGCGGTGTTTCAGATACGATGTAGTTGATCTCGCCCAGCACGCCGGCCTCGTCGCGATCTTGCCGACGAGCCACGTACCCTGCGTTGATCAGCTCTTGGAGCAAGCCGTAGACACCGTCTCGACCAGTTGGCTTGGCTGAGTTCGAAGTCTCACCACGCAGATGTGCCACGGAGATCTCCCAGTGGTCAGGCTTGCCCAGGAGGAAGACCAGCAGCCCGCGGGCAGCCCAGCTAAGCCGGGCGTCCTCGCTGATTGCCTTATTCAGCATGTAGAAATTCGCCTCGGGGCGAGGCGCGCGAATGATGCTCACAGATCAAGCTCCTCTGTGACACGGCGCACGAAGGCGTCGTAGCTCTCGGCCATCTCGAAGCCGTTGTCTTCCATGGCCTGGCGCCCGGCCTTGGCCAGCTCGTAAAGGGTCCAGCGCTCTCGCTCTGGAAGTCCGCGGAATTGGGCATAGGTAGGCCAGGGACCGTTGATGATCGTCGCGCCAGCGCGCTGCTGGAGCGCCTGGGCATGGTTCGGGGTCATAGTCATTGGAGAGTCTCCGATGAGGGACCAGTGATCTTCGCTGCATGCTTGGCTAGGTCGGTCATGCTCCCGCCCGCAAGTCGCAGAACGAGCGAGCGCAGCGCCGTCACAGCATCAAGGGAGGAAACCCTGGCTTCGGCCATTTCAAGCGCATGCGGCGAATGGTTGGTGATCGTCTCGAACACCTTCTCGGCGTAGTTGAACGACGCACTGGCGAGTTGCAGGTTGCTCAGGCCATCGAATGCTGTCGGCGAAAGCGGTTGATTGGGTGGCGAAACAAGCGGGATGCTGAAGGTTGGTGGTTCACCCCCATCCAGCAGATGCCGGCGCTCCTGCTCAAGGTGCTCGCCCAGTACGACCGAGGCATCGTTGCCCGTCTGGCGCTCGAACAGCACGCTGAGTGCCAGGCTCGCACCGACCAAGCCGACATAGGTTTCGTCGTACTCGCGGATCTTGGCGCCATCGCTGATTACCTCGATGGCATCCATGACCGCCTCGAAGGACAGCAGCATCAGAGACGCATTGGAGAACTTCTCGAAATAGGCCTTGTTGATTACCTCGCTCATTGGGCACGCTCCAGGCGCTCGACGAGCGTCCGCAGCTTGCGCTTGAGGCGGGTGGTCAAGTCTCGCTGTACCTTCCAGCGCTCGTATGCCACGTCGGTGAAGGCGATGACCCCGGCAAACTCTTCATCGTATGGGTTGACCCGCTTGTTGGTGTCCGAGAAAGGCCTGCCGTAGGCGTCGAAGTACACCCGGTACATGGCGTTCAATTCGTTGCGCAAGGAGTTGCGCTTGGTCTCAGCACGCTGGTAGTCGACTGCGGCCTCAGCAATCTGCTCCATCAGTTGCTGGTAGGTTGGTTTGGCTTTCATTCGTGTTCTCCAGCAGTGCCGAACAGCTCGGCTAGGTCAATTTGGTAGACGGCTGCCCAGGCGGCAGCAGGCCAGGAGCGAACCCAGCCGAATCGAGGGTCTTGGACTTTCGGGGCGGCCACACCGTGGCTGTCGCACCAATTCTTGAGCGGGCGGAAACCCTGGCCACCGAAGCTCCGGTGGACCGCCTTTTCAACCGCCGTCACGGTGGCGTGCTGGCAACCACGACCCAGTTCGTTCTCCAGGTGCATTGCCTTGCGGACTGCAGCTGATGCAGTGGCCATGGCGGTGGCTTCCCGCCGGCTGCCGATCTCGGCCTTGGTGGCGATCGCATGGTCACGCTGCTCCAGCGCCAGCTGCTCCGAACGTTTTGTCGCCAGCAGATGCTCCAGGGCCTCGATGTAGTTCTCGGGCATGGATGACTTGGCCCGGCTGCGCTCCTGGACCAACTCCCAGAACTCGCGGACCAGCTTTTTCTTGAAGGCGCGGACGATCTCGGTGTTGCGCATGTAGGTGAGTAGCAGCGTGGCCTGCGGCTCTGTCAGCAGAGCGATCTCTCGCGTCTGCACACCACCAGCCGTTTCGAAGGGGTCTACCTCGAATCGAACCCTTCCAAACTCCCAAAGATCGTCGTGATACTTGCGCACAAGAGCGATAACGCTCGCATGCTCGTTCTCGGTCCCTGAAGCGATAGCAGTGGTCGGCGTGACGGCATCGCCGTCCTTGATGACTACCAGGCACATGCCGCACCTCCCGCGCCACGTTTTACAGCGGTAGGTTTTTGTGGCGCGACGGGCTGCTGGGCTTCAAGGTTGCGGAGGTTTTCATCCATCTTCCGCGCCCACTCCTCGGCGTTGGTCGCCCACTCCTCGGCTTGTATGGCCCCGATACCGGCCAAGCGACCTGCGGTGTCAGGCTCAGGCAGCAATTTGCTCACAGCCAGGAACATGGTCTTGAAGTCGTTGAGCTTTTCCCGCAGCACCATCAGGTCGTCGTAGGCTTCATCAGCAATGTTTTGAAGGGTCTTCATTGGGCTTCCCCTGCTGCATTCATCAGCTGAGACAACTGGTCCCGGGCTTGCTCGGCCAGCATGTACATCGCTTCGTGGATGGCCGACTCACCATGGAAATCAAGCTGAGGCGCGAACCCGTTCTGCTGGTCGTCCTTAAAGGCATGGTTGTCCATGAGGATGGAGGCGAAGCTCTCGATCACGCGCAGGCGGGACAGGACCTTTTCGCCCAGGTCGCTGATTGAGGGGGTCATTGGGATACCTCCGCGCCACGAACTGGCGAGGGTTGGTTTTGTGGCGCGAGGTCTTCGGCTTCGCGGATAGAGCCAGCGACAGCGTCAATCAATGCCTCGCATTGCTGGGTCAAAACCCGGATCGCATAGACTTCATTGGCATTGTCTGGAGCTGCGTCTACGAGACCAGCGAGCATCGCGTTTACGCCTGACAGGATGGTGCTTGCGGCCTCTATAGCCAGGTAGCAGCTTGTGCCTTGATTGACCTGGAGCGCGACGCCAGAGACCAGGAATGCCTGGATGCGAGTGACGAAGGCAGTCATTGGGCACCCCCTTGCTCAGCGGCATGAGGGAGCGCGTCTTGGTAGGCGTGTTCGTGATAGGCGTAGAGCGTTTCTGCACAGTGCTCTAAGGCGCTCAGCAAGGCCTCGCGGTCGCGTCCACTAAGCAACTCGCAAGACTCCGCCTGGTCTTCGAGCAGTATCCGGGAGATGCCGTGAACGCCATAGGCTGCACGGAAGCGGCTACGAAGATCGCTCAAGTGAGGCTTACGTGGTTGCGCAGTTGATTGCGCGGTGGTATTTTCGTGTTTCATTGTTTTGTCCTTTCTCAAGACAAAGTGATACCAAGACACCCGTTGGCGCGGGTGCCGACTAAGAAGCTCAGCTAAGGCTGGGCTTTTTTGTGGGCGGTCGAAAATTCAGCCGCTCAGCAAAAACTGGAATGGGGATGGCTTCATGGCGAGGCCTGCGAGGTACTGGATGGATTAACAGCCACTCCAGTGGAGCTGTGCTGATGGCAGGCTGCCGGTATCGTTGCAGGCATGGTCGGCGGAGCGGATTTACTGTAGCTCTTGGCTCGCTTCGGGGTGCTCCATTGAAGGTCAGGGCGTAACTCTTGACGAGAGACTGCTCCACCCGTGACTTCTTCGATCTGCAACGCCCTTTCCGCTGTAATGGAACGATCGCCTGACACAAGTCGAGATAGATATGACGGGGTGACGCCAAGCCGCAATGCGATGACCTTCTTGCCGCCCCTTGGTAAGGCGTCGAGGAATTCAGCCAGGTTCATTGAATTTACCCAATGGTGCATTTTTAACTAGCTTGCACAAGGAAATGTACCAATTCAAGGTAATTTTCCATTTGGGAAATAAAAGGTACAGTTAGGCATGGATATCAACGACCCCAATCATTTAAGAAACGTGCGTCGACTACGTCTGCGAGAACTGGTTAGATCGCATTTCGGCGGTCGCCAGTCAGCCTTTGCTAGCGCGATTGAGCGTTCGCCCTCCTATGTAGCACGCCTGTTCTCCGATAATCCTTCGCACTCGAGGAACATCGGCGAATCCTTGGCTCGCCAGATAGAAGAGCTATGTAACCTGCCGTCTGGCTGGCTGGATCAATCAGGTGATGAGCCAGCAGTTGTGACCGCCAGGTCGCCAGAGGACCGATCTGGATTGAGCGTCAAGGAATGGGTGTCAACCGACGATCACGAATACGAGTTCCGCCAAGTATCCATCCCGGTTCTTGAAATCCCGGAAAGCTGGGGCGGTCGGCAGCGTGAGATTTGGAGTGAAACTCCGGTGCGCGCTATCACTATTGACCTAGCATGGCTGCGTAGGTCGATGTCGATGACTGACATCTCTAACCTAAGGGTCTCGACAGGCCTAGGGGATAGCATGACGCCTACCATCAAGCACGGCGACACATTGATAGTGGACGTGGGCGTTCAGGAAGCCCTGTATGACGGGGTTTACGTCGTACAAATCGGCTCGGTGCTGACGATCAAGCGCATCCAGAGAGATATGAGCGGAATGCGTATTCTCTCGGATAATCAGCAATTTAAAGAAGTGATGATTCCTCTAGAAATGGAAGATCGCGTCAAGGTGGTTGCCCGTGTGGTGTACATCTGGAGCGGTAGTAGGGTCTAGCCTTTACCAAATTTACCAAGCCCGCCTTTTGCGGGTTTTTTTTGGTAATTTTTTCATGGTGTATTGACAAGAATTTACCAATTGGTACTCTTTGGACAACAGCCAAACGCAAGGAGAGCCACCATGACCACCGCAACCACCATCACCATCGGATCGTGGCAAGGCTTCCTCGGCCTCGGCCTGGCAGAGCGTGAACTGCAATGCGTGCTTGGGGTGGCCCAGGGGAAGACAAGCAAGGAGTTGGCGCGTGACTTGGGCGTGCAGGCTGACAGCGTGAAAAAGCGTCTGGCGTCGGCGATGTTCAAGCTACAGGTGAACCGCCGTGCGGCGCTTGTCGGCGAAGCCATGAGGCGCGGACTGATCTCACCAGCCGCGATCTTGGCTGCGATCTTGGCAGTACACGGCGCGGTCAGCGATGAGGTGCTGCTGAAGGTTCGTCGGGGCGGTGGTGGCGAACGCCGGGTCGAGCTTCGCGTTGCGGCGCGGCGGGTTGAGCAGTTCCAGGTGGCTGCGTAAGCGCCAACGCAAACAAACCTCAACGCAGGACAAACCCATGATCAGCGTGACTATCGGTATCAGTTCGCATTCGAGCCAAGCAGCAGTAGGACCAGCCATCACTCCTGCTCCGGCGAAACTGACCACCATGAAGGAGCTGGCTGAGCTCCTGAAGATGGACCGCAGCGCGGCTCGCCGCTACGTGATGCGCCTGGGCCATGTACCGAAGCGCGCCCGTACCGCCTCAAGCGGATTCCAAACCGCCCTGGTGTTCGACCACGACCAGGTGCGCCAGATCGTTGAGGCCCGACAGGCGGACGGTTACTGCTGACATGGCCCGGTCAGCGTCGAGGGCTTTCCAACGAGAGCTCTGTGCGGTGACCAAGCCCGGGCGAAGGGGGTAGCGAAACGCGACCCCCATCCTTTCGGAGATACCAGATGAACGTAACGCTTTTCAACTTCCGCAAGTCCCAGGTCCGTGTCGTCACTGAGGACGATGGAATCCCGTGGTTTGTCGGTAAAGACGTGTGTGACTTGCTGGGCTACACCAACGCCAGTAAGGCCATGAGCGACCATTGCAGGGGTATAACGAAACGTTACCCCCTTTTGACTGCAGGTGGCGTCCAGGATCTTCGCGTTCTGTCAGAACCGGATACCCTCCGTTTGATCGTCAACAGCACCATGCCCGCAGCTCAGGAGTTCGAAGCCTGGGTATTCGAGGATGTGCTGCCGACGCTTCGCCGTACCGGCACTTATAGCATGCCTCAAGTGCATCAGCAGCCAAGCGCCCACGACGCGACGATCCTGATTGAGTCGATGGCTCGAACTTTGAATCTTCCACCATCCGCAACTTTAGGAATGTACCAAAAATATGCTCTGAAGATCGGCCAGGCCGACCTGCTCCCGGTGTATGCGATTGACGCGCCGGACGGCGACAGCAGCAGCCACACAACAGCCGCCCTAGCCACTCTCATCAAGAAGACCGGCCTACCAGTAACTGCTCGCAAAGCGTACTTGTGCATGCAATCTGCCGGCCTGGTCGAACGGAAAGAACGCCCGAGCAAGACCAAGGGTATCAAGGAGTTTTGGGCGCTCACCGATGCTGGTTTGAAGTACGGCAAGAATGTCACGAACCCGAAGAATCAACTTGAAGTTCAAGTTCACATCTTTGAAAGCAAATTCGACGACTTGTGCGAACTTTTGGATGTGCATGGTTTGCGCTAACCAATAAGTAACACCTCAACTTCACTCGAAAGCCAACAAACGCGGCGGGGCCCTGCTCGCCCTGGAGAAAGTGATGAAGCTCCCTTCAATCAAAACGCTGGACCTGCTGATCAACCTGACCTGCGCCTTCTTGTACCTGGTCATTTCGCTGGCGGTGGTGCGCTTCATCGCGCCAGCCCTGATCAGCAGCGAGTCGGACGGCCTAGTGATCATCGGCTTGGCGCTGCTCGCCATCTGGCTGATCGCGTCGATCACGCTTGCCTACCACCTTTTCAACAAGCGCCGCACTCAAGCGGCAATCACCAAAGAGGAAGACCAATGAAGCGTTTACTCGCTGCTGTATCGCTGTGCGCTCTCGCCGTCCTGGGCGGGTGCTCGAAGGTTCCGGCAGGCAATGTCGGGGTCATCGTCAACCTGTACGGCTCGGAAAAAGGCGTTGAGCTCAAGGAAGTCGGTACCGGCAAGTACTGGGTCGGCATCAACGAAGAGCTGTATCTGTTCCCGACCTTCACCCAAACCGAGACCTGGACCGGCGACGAAACCATCACTTTCCAGACCGTCGAGGGCATGAAGGTTGGCGGCGACGTGGGCATCACCTATGCCGTGGCGCCGGACAAGGTCACCACCCTGTTCCAGAAGTACCGCGCCGGCATCGACGAGATCACCAACAAGTTCCTGCGCAACATGGTCCGTGACGCCTTCAACGACGTGGCTTCGAAGCTGCCGGTGGAAAGCGTGTACGGGCAAGGCAAGGCTGACCTGCTGCTGGCGGTCGAGCAGCGCGTCCGCACTCAGGTGGCGCCGATCGGCATCAACCTAGAGCGGATCTACTACGCCTCCGACCTAGCCCTGCCACCACAGGTCACCGCCAGCCTGAACGCCAAGATCCAGGCCACCCAGATGGCCGAGCAGCGCCGTAACGAAGTGGCCCAGGCCAAAGCCGAGGCTGATAAGGAGCGCGCGCGGGCACAGGGCGAGGCTGACGCCAAGTTGCTGATCGCGAAAGCTGACGCACAGGCCATCGAGGTCCGCGCCCAGGCTCTGCGCGCCAACCCCGACGTAGTGACCCTGAATGCGGTGGAGAAGTGGGACGGCAAGCTGCCTACCTACACCGGTGGCCAGGCCCCTCTGCCCTTCATCGGCATCAAGTGATCTCAAGGGGTGGTGATGGTCACCACCCCTCCCCTACAGGAGTTTGACCATGTTGATCTTGACCCGCCGCGTAGGCGAAACCATCCGCATCAATGATGACATCAGCGTCACCGTCCTTGGCGTCAACGGCATGCAGGTTCGCCTGGGTATTGAAGCGCCGTCGGACGTTGAAGTGCACCGCCAGGAAATCTACGAGCGCATTCAGGCGCAAAAGGGAGAGGAGGTGAGCCATGAGCTTTGAATACGGCTCCCGCGAAGCGGACAAATTCGTAGTGCGCTTGCCTGACGGTATGCGTGACCAGGTTGCAGCGGCAGCCAACGCAGATGACCGCAGCATGAACAGCTTGATCGTCACCGCGATCCGCAACGAGCTGGATGGGCGTGCGCGCGCCAACGCCCTCCTCGATGCGCTCGCCCAAGCAACAGAAGCCAAGGGGGTTCAACATGCAAGCGCCTGACCGTATCACCCTGGTGCTGCGCGCACCTGAGGGCGGAAGTCTGGAACAGGTCTTGCCGTTCGCCCTGCTCGGCGCGCACGTTTCGATCGGTCGCGGCCTGGCAGTGATCGCCGGCGCAAGCAAGGGCGACCTGCAGGCCGAGCTTGAGAAAGCTCTGATGGGTGCGAACTCGCAAGGATCTGCGTACGTGTATGCGCCTTGGAGCGACGTGCAGGTGCTGGATTTCTTGTCTGTCGCGCTGCGCCATGTCGTGGTCGAGGGTGACCTGCAGTACAGCCATATCAACGACGCAATGCGGTACATGGCCGAGAAGAGCGAGCCAGCTTTTTGCAAGGCGTTCAACATCGACGACCACGTCAAGCTGGTGGCCGATGCTCGCCGATACCGCTGGTTGCGTGACCGAGAGCGAATCGAAGATCCCGACGAAGACCTGCTGGTGGTGCGCGGCGATAACTGGCTATCCGGCGAAGAGCTGGATCAGGAGATTGACACCGCCCTGCGCGTGCAGGCCCTGCAGCAACAGGTGGTGCAGGAGCAGCTGCCATGACTCAGGCCTGCATGCTCCTGTTGCTGTGGGAAGCCCTGCAGCACCGTCAAACCACCTTTGGCCAAGTGCTCGACCTGTCCACCGCTTGCGGCCTGGACGGTCGCCGGGTGCTGGCCGACCATTTCCGGAGGCTGCCATGATCAAGCGCAGAGCAATCAACCCCGCCGCCCTCCCCGCCGTGGGTCAGCCCCTGAGCGGCGGCTTCTTCGCCGGCCGGATCTTCTTCGACGGCGCCGAGCACGCTGTCATCGACGCCGGCCGTGAGTTCGAGACCGCTGCCCAGTGGTGGGAGCAACCCGGCCCGCGCGTGAACGTCCGCGGCGCCCTGTCGTTCCATGACGGCCTGGAGAACACCCGCGCCATGGCCGAGGCCGGTAGTGCGATCGCCCGGAAGGTGCTTGGAATGACCATCCGTGGGCAGCGAGGGTGGCATCTGCCAAGTATTGAGCAATTGCAGGTCATGCGGGCGAACCTTCTCCAACTGCCGGACTGGGACCGTTACTACAGCGCTCTCCGTGCCGGCGGGCCGACCCAGGCCTTCACCCACATGGACTACTGGTCCAGCACGCAGAACTCCGCCGGAAGCTCTTGGTGCCTACACATGCTGCCCTGGTGTACACCGACTACCAACTGGGCCAGCAAGTGCAAGGGTATTCGCCCGGTGCGCACCCTGGTGATCAGCCAAGAGACCTTCGTACATGAGCCATCGACCGATGCAGCCGTGGCCAGCGCCGATCTGCGCGGCCTGGCCAACCAGCAAGCCGTGGCTACCGTGCTCGAACGGTTCGTGAACGAGGACGCCGGGAAGTTCTACGGGCGCGCAGAGGCGCTGGTGGCTGAGCTGGCGGCGCTGGCGGGAGGTCGGACATGATCCAGACCCTGATCTCCACCGCTATCAGCGCCGTCATCAGCCTGTCACTGCTGTTCGGAGGTGCCCCGCTCAGCCGCTTCGCCTTCTACGTCACTGTGGCCTTCAACGCCATGGCCTGGATCGGCTGGGCATCAGGGACCGTAACCGGTGAAGTGGCCGATCGGATTCTGCGCTACTGGTGGATCAGCTTGCCCAGCACAGGATTCCAGCTCTACGCGCTGATCTACAGCGGCCACCCCATGCTGGCTGCCTCTGCCTTCGTGGTGTCCTTCTTCATCGTCGCCTCCGCTGCACGGGCCACGGGGGTGCTGTCGTGAGCATCCTGAGGCACTTCCCCATCAACACCGCCGGCCGCGACCTCGCGGTGGGCGACATTCACGGGCACTTTACCCGCCTGCAGCGCGCCCTGGACGCGGTCAGCTTTGATCCTGCCACTGATCGGCTGTTCTCGGTAGGTGACCTGGTCGACCGCGGGCCCGAGTCTGACCAGGTGGACACCTGGCTGGCCAGGCCATGGTTCCACGCCGTGCGCGGAAACCACGAGCAGATGGCGATCGAGGCATACCGGCTTGATCCCTCGGGCCGCATAGGTGACGTGCACCTTTCCAACGGCGGTGCATGGCTCTATGCCAGATCATCCGTGGAACAGGCCTGCTACGTAGAACTGCTGGCCGACCTGCCGCTGATCATCGAGGTCATGACGCCCCAGGGCCTGGTCGGGATAGTGCACGCCGACTGCCCTTTCCCGACCTGGCAGATGCTCAAGTCCTGGGCCGAAGGCTGCATGCCGGGCATGCGCAATGTCGAGGAGGCGGTGCAGTGGTCGCGCAGCAGAATCACCCACGAGCAGCACCACGGTGTTGGCGGCATACGGGCGGTGGTGGTCGGTCACACCCCGGTTCGGCGCCCGGCGGTGCTGGGTAACGTCTACCACATCGACACCGGTGGCTGGATGGATGGCCGCTTCACGCTGCTGGACCTGAACACCCTGCAGGCTCACCCGCCGATTGATCCGAAGCTGAGCTGGGACTGGGAGGATCGACCATGAGCATCGACAAAGACAAGCTGAAAGCCCTGGCGCTGGCCGCTACTCCTGGCCAGTGGGTCACAGAGGGTGAGTACGTCAATGAGCACGGCCACCTCCTGTACGCCTACGTGGCGCATGAGAACAGCGGGATGATCGCGGAGGCCTTCGCCAACTGCCGGGTTAAAACGGATGAAGAGTGCCGCGCCAATGCGGCTTTCATCGCTGGCGCCAATCCGGCCAATGTCCTCGCCCTGCTGGCCGAGTTTGAAGCGCTGCATGACCGGGCTGCCTACTGGCGCCAGCGGGCCAAGAGCGCCGAGGGCCACCTATACACGTCTGACTTCCAGGCGGCATGCGATGCGCTGCATCTGGATAGCAACTATGCCGACACCTCAGCGGAGCAGCTCACCGAGGTTCAGAAGGCGCGGATCAGCTCAGCAGTTAACACGGTGTTGCGGGCGGTGAATGCGCGGCGAGATCTGCGCCGGCCGACTGACGTGACAGATCGGCGTGACAACCAAAACCTGACGCGTCAGGAGGAATAGCGATGGCAGCAGCAGAGAATCTGCCCGACGACCATGTGCATGACAAGGTCACCGAGAAACGGATGGGCGAGTTGGTGGGGTGTACAGCGAAGGCGCTCCAACGCAAGCGCGAGAAAGGCATCATCCCCAACTGGGTGTGGATGAAGATCAACGGCAGGATAATGTACAGCAAAAGGAGATATGACGAATGGATCGAAAGCCTGTGGACCTGCCGGCCGGAGTCGAGCTTGTCGGGCGCTCAATCCGAATTCGCTTCACCTGGAACAAGAAGCGGTGCTGCGAGACGCTCGCCCTCCCTCAGACCCCGAAAGGGATCGCAGCAGCAGCGAGTCTACGTGCTCAAGTAAAGGGGTTGGACAAGCTCGGCGCCCTGACGGCAGAGAAGTACGCCGAGCTGTTCCCAAATACCCGAAGCGTGGTGGTTCAGGAGCAAACTACGCCGATCTTCTTCGATTACGCGCAGGACTGGCTCAACAGCCTGCAGATCGTGGAGGGAACCCGGAAAAACTACCGCTCTGCCCTGCAGGTGTATTGGGTTCCGTACCTGGCCGAGAAGCCGATCGACACCATCACGTCAGTGCTCCTGCGCAAGATCATGAACGATATCAAGTGGACTTCCCCGGTACGCCGCAAGGGCGTGGTCGGCCTACTGGTGTCGATCTTCCAGCAGGCGGTGACGGACGAGTTGATTGTTCGAAACCCGGCCCTGTCTATCCCAGGCGCCAAAGTGCCGAAGCGTGAGGTCGACCCTTTCACCAAAGAGGAAGCGGATTCGATCATTGCTCATCTGTACGAAACGACGAGCGGCATGACGGCAATTTACGCGGCCTATTTCGAGTTCTGTTTCTACACCGGCATGCGGCCGGGCGAGGTGATGGCTTTGCGCTGGAGCGAAATCGACAGGCGCGGAAAGACTGCCAACGTTTGCCGCATTCAGATCCGTGGAGTGATCCAGGATCGCACCAAAACGAAGCGTTCCCGGAAAGTTTTATTGAACGATCGCGCCCTGCATGCGCTCGAAAAAGCTAGACCGCTCACCGAGGCCCGTTCAGATTATGTGTTCGCGCCCAGTGGGACGGGTGACCGCTCGGAGATGTTCATTCGCTCCGAGACGAGTCAAAAACGCTACTGGCTGGCAGCCCTACGGAAGCTTGGTATCAGGCGCCGCAGGATGTACGACACGCGCCACACGTACGCGACCATGTGCCTGATGGCCGGCATGAACCCGGCATTCATCGCCGCGCAACTTGGGCATAGCGTACAGGTGCTGCTTTCGACATACGCGAAGTGGATCAACTCGCCGAATGACTGGGCTGAGCTTGATAAGCTGAAATCGCTGGAAAGTGGTACAAAAATGGTACGAGCTAAAAGCCAGTAA